TTTAAGAGGATCTATCATCATCATGAACGTTTTGTTCAACGGAATGATTCAAAAGATTGGGACTGCCATCAACCCGGTGGCGCTTGTTGGACCATTGTACAACCGCGTCACCCTGTGGCAAGCCCAACGCCGGTACGGGACCTATGCCGGTCAGGCCATCCACTATGCTCAGTCGTTGAGTTTGGGGCAGATAATAACCATCTCCGCTTTCTTGTTGAAGACCTATAAAACTATGAAAGGTAATCAGTCAACATTGACGGTCCAGCCGGGGGTGCAAACTACGTTCGAATACAAAGTAGGACCCAAAGCACCATCACTCTGGCCCCAACGTCTGTTGGCCCTTGTCGTGCTTATGATTTCAGCACGATACCGTCAAGCGGCAGGACATCGTCCCATTAGGATGTTCACGCTGTTTGGGCGGGATTACTACATCCCAATCGTGCCCTTGGTCGGCACGGCTGGGGCGGTGGCATTGGTTAAATTGTTCACCGCGTTGTTCAACACTGTTTGGTTGAACAACAAGTCGCCCATTGGTGCGGCACTTGCAACTAAGTTTATCGCCAAGACGCTTGTGTCTGGGAAGCTTAGTTCGAGCCAACAGAGAGAGGTGTTCCGCGAGGCCCCTCTGGTTAGAACCAAAGCTATTGAGAATCACTCTCATGGCAACAGCGCTGCAGACCGCAATTGCGGCGTTACAACATCTTCAACGATCGCTCTCACGCTTGGACTTGAGCCTTATCTCATCCAGCAATCTCTCTCCGATAACTGTAAAGGGAGAGATGGGGACCGATCTTTCTACTGGGCTAAGGATCTGGCTGTCCCGCCGAAGGAGTTCCACTTCGACCCCAGTACCCAAGCAGCAGTGTTGGTAGATGTGGATCACTACATCGACATGCCTCACTTGTTGGCATATTATCCCGGCACGTATTTCGTATGCACGTTGTTGCCAACTGCAGCTGCGAAGAGTGAGGGAGAGTACACGTTCCGTTTCCTTGAAGATGGTAAGGTCCATTACAGGGTTAGTGGGGGTGGTGAATTTACCCACCACATTTGGGACTACTCAGGCGACACTTTCCTCGTAGAGACGGCTGGTCTCATTGAGAAGAGGGTCGTGGCGTACCACATTGACAAGAAGTATGTGGACGACCACCACGCGATAATCATGCTCACTGTCATCGGAGCATTTGATTCGTACGCTTTTGTACCTACCAGCTGGGTTCTTGAGGGCAAGCCACTCAGCAGGTTCAAGCCAGTGTTCGGTGATCACGTTGTCCTTGACGTGATTACTAAAGAGTGCATAAAGCGCAGCGTTGCTGTTGTTGGGCAACACAACGCAGTTACACTTCCCAAGTCGCAGTTTGACGCAGTTGAGGCGGTTGCGAGAGTGGCTAAGGTTCCCATCACGCCTGGTATGGTCGCGAGTAACATTGCTGTTTCTAGTGCCGTAGGTTTGCCAACAGAGCGCCTGCCGCCAGGACACGCCGCGATCATTGCCGGGTTTGTTCGAGCTGGCATGCCCCACTTCCCCCCAATTGTTTACCCTCCGGAGATGGCTTTTAAACCGATCTGGTTCGCGAAACACGACTATGATGCACCTGTCCCATTGGCACCATTTGGTAGCCCGTTGATACATGAATGCTACGGTTTCTCTGATTCTATAGCGGCGGACGACAGATGCATTTCTGGCAGAATTGAAAAGTTCCAGGGCAACACGCCCGTGGAGCTGCCACCAAGGTACGCTGGTTACATGAAGGAGTTCATTGAGTTTCTTATTCCTGACAACGTGAAATACACTGGCGTCCCAGCCGATCACGATGAAGTGCGTGAGAAGCAACCAAGCCCATCCCAAAGAGCCATCTTGGCGGAGGCGGATGTCACCGGTGACAACTATGAGGAGAGTTTTGACACTTTTAAGAAGAAGGAGACATATCCCAAGGTCACTGACCCGCGAAACATCACCACGATGAAACCCAAAGTTAAACAGAGGTACTCATGCTACATTTATGCATTTGATGCAGGTGTCATGAGGTACCAGCCGTGGTATGCATTCAACAAAACACCAAGGGAGGTGGCTGAGCGTGTTGGCGAGATGTTGCGTTTCGCTAACCACGCCGTAGCTGGAGATGGCAACAGGTTTGACGGACACGTGAACTTGCACGGCCGCACTCTGGAGCGAATGGCCATGATGAGGTATTTCCACCCCGGTTACCACAGTGATCTGAATGAGTCTATGGACGAGCAGATTGCTGAGCCTGGGAGGACGGAACATGGGAGGAAGTACAATTCAGGCCACTCCAGGGGGTCAGGGTCCGGAGAGACCGCAGACTTTAACTCCATTGACACAGCGTGCAGTGATTACTGCGCTCTTCGGCAAACAACAGTCAATGGGAGGAACCTTACACCAGAGGAGGCCTGGGCAAAGTTAGGTCTCTATGGTGGCGATGACAGTTTGACGCCGGATGTGGATCCGGATTTCGTCGTCAAATCAGCTGCCGTGTTTGGACAAGACTATGAGGTCGAAGTCTATGCACGCGGCGAACCTGGCGTCAACTTTTTGAACAGGTTCTTTGGTCCTGACGTGTGGGAAGGGGACATCAACTCAATGTGCAACCCTGCTAGAGCACTTGCCAAGTTGTGGGTTGGTCCCGCCAGATACAAGCCGTTCTCTGACGAAGCCCTCGAGAGGTTCGCTGAGCGAGCATCTGGTTATTACCGCATGGATAGGAACTCACCAGTTCTTGGGGAGATCGTGAGAAACGCGCATGCCCTACTCGGTGAGAGGGTTGAAGGGGAGCTCATGCCCTGGGATGGAAAGCACTCAATTGAGGCGAATTGGCCCAATGAGGACGCAGGCTGGATGAACGATATGTTTCTCAAGTTCATACCAGACTTTGACTTTGATAGGTTTCGGGGATGGGTCTCTGAAACTATACACACTCACAACCCAAAGATGTTATTGGCCCCACCTTTGTGCGTGCCTGTGAAGCAGGAGCCATTGGAGGTCAAGCAGGACTGCGTTGTGGGCGACGACCTTTTCCAGCTTCCCCCCAAGGAGAAAGAGGAGGCTGAAGAGAGCTCTGCGAGCCATGATCCGACTGGCCTTGAGCTTCTGCAACTGCGCATGGCTGAACCTGTCTGCGTGAACCCATTTGACGACTTCATCGTAGGCGAGTCTGACGACGCACTCGGCGAGAGCCAGAGCCCAGACTATATTGCCGAAGCAATGCGTGAGGTCGCTAAGGCTGCGAAACTCGTTCCCAAGGTCAACGACAAAGGTAAACGTGTTCAAGACGTCAAGAAAACAGTTTGCAGCCACAAGCCGTACTTTAAGAAAGACGGCTCCCGTGCACCTTGTGTGTGCGAGTGGAATGAGCCTAAAAGAAGGCCCAATGAGGACCAGGTCGCATACAATTTGCGCTTGGCAAATTGGAAAACCAACCGCTACGCAGTCGCTAAGAAGCGAGGCGTGGCGCTCCAATGATTGGTGAGTACATTCAGTTGGCAGGTCTGAAGTTTGAAGTCAACAAAACCGCCGGTGACAAGGCAGGGTCGCGCCCTGGGTCTCAACGAAATTATTTGTTTCTAGATTATCACAACCAGTCATCGAAAATGAGAGCGAGCAAGGAAGAAGTCAAAGCACTTAGGAACCAACTCGCAGTATCGAACCCCAAGCTTCTCGCTGATCTTGATAGAGCTGAGAAGTACTACGCAAAGCAAGCTAAAGAGAGGGCTCTGCGTAAGAACGACTCCAAAGTCCATAAGGTTATGGATTTGGCAGGCCTTTCTTCAAGCAAGACCACTAACCAGTTGGCGAAAGTCTCTTCACAGATTATGAAGCAAGGTTATTCCTTCGGGGGGCTCACAGCCCACAAGGGAAAACTCAGGTCCAGGCTCGCTGCCTGGCTGGCTGCTGTGGGTGACCCTTTTAAGAACCCACCAGCCAAGTGCCCAGTGAACTACAACCCCATGCCGACTTTGCAGACACAAGTGTTTCGTACAACTGCATCAGGCAAAGTTCAGGTTCAGTCAGGCAGAAACATTCAGTGGACCTTGTTCCCAGGCCACACGCTTGCTGTTGATGCTGATGAGATGGATGGGCCATCATATCACATGAACTGGCAATGTTCCAACCCATCCGGCATTGTGAACTTCCACCCAGTCGGTCCAATCAATGTGCTTGATGGTGTCGTCACCACAGCTACCAACTGTATCATCTCATCTGTTGACAATACAGGTGGGAAGAATGGCGGCTCTATTGGTGTGAACTCAGTTGTTACTGATACATCATATTACAATGCTGCTTCACCCGCACAGTCGAGCACAGCTGTTGCATTTGATACCACTTTGCCTCTCACAGCCAATTCCAAGGATGGTGGTCACACCCGTTGGAAACTGACGGCCATGGAGATCAGGTTTCGTAATGAGACACCCGAGGTCGATCGAGGCGGAGAGTTCTACTCCGTGCAACCGCTCAACACTGTGCAATTTGACGCCATCAAGGCATACTCCCTGTTCGCCACATTTCGCAACCACGGGATATGTGACGTCAAGGAGGGGAGCGTCAAGTGGATACCACGTGTCCAAGATTTGGCTTTCTGGCATTGCGGGCCGAAGACAAATTACACCAATGGCATCTCCAACGCCGGCATCCTGCTGTGGTTTGTGAATACTACAGGCAAGACGCAGAACCTGTCGTGGGAGTTGCTATGCCATTGGGAGATGGGGGGGTCAAATATTCAGACGATGGCCACTCCCTCGATCCAGCAGCCAGCTGATGCCAACATCGTGGCTCCAACGCTGTCTGTTTTGCAGTCATCAACGCACACTGCTACGACTGCCCCACGCGTGGCCGAGGTCATCTCGTCCACCAGCTCACCTGGATACCTCGGTAAAGCTGTTGACTTCATCGGGCGTGACAACGTCGAAGGTGCTGTCAAAGCTTTGGCCAGTCACATAGGAGGACCAGGAGCTGAGGCAATTGCAAGGGTGATGATCCCGCACGTCTTTTGACGTTGTTTAGGGAGCCACTCACTCAGTAGCTATTTGGAAACCTTTCATGCTATTTGAGAAACATTCATCCGTTGACAATTCGATGTCGTGGATGAATTCATTGTTACTTGTTATCTGTTATTGTTATGTGTTAACACGCTG